CGAGCACTCACACATCGGTGATAGCTTTGGATACCTGATGCTGGGTGGCGGCGAATACAACCGGATGACCCGGACCCACCAGCTTGGCGGCAGGCCCATGGGTCAATCAAACGCCAATACAGAATTTGACGTATTTGCGTGAGAATATCGGAGTGATATACATAGTTGCATTTAGTACAAAACCCAATAGAATCCTTTGCATATGATTGAAATTGATCTGGGTGTGATTCACCACTTCTCTTCTGGTTTGTATGCCAAACAGATGATGTTGCCTGCTGACCACTTTGCAGTGAGTCATGCTCACACCTATGACCATTTAAGCATATTGGCCAAGGGCCGTGTAACTGTCGAGATCCAAGGGGTTGAAACAGAATACACGGCACCAACGTGCATAAATATCTTGGCAGGGAAGCATCACAAGATAACTGCTCACGAAGATAGCGCTTGGTTCTGTATTCATGCAACTGATGAGACAGACATAAGCAAAATTGATGAAGTTTTAATTGGAGGTTAATCATGCCTATTTGGATCGCAAGTGCAATTTTTTTAGGCTCTGCTTATAACGCAAGTGAAGCTCGTAAATCACGAGAGCAAGCAGAAAGAGATCAGCAAACAGCATTGTTGCAGCAATCATCTGACCAAGCAGCCATGCGTTCTGAGTTATCTCGGCAGACTGCTGAGTATGCGAAGCAAGGTGCATCACTTGAGCAGCAGGCTAACACTGCGCGTGAGGCATTCCAAGCATCGCAGACAAACTACGCAGCCAACAAGCTAGAGATGGAAAAAAAGGCCAAGGAAGTGCAGGCTGCTGCAGATGAAGAGCGCCGCAAGGCTGCTTCCGCAGAGGCCTCTGCCCTTAGAGCTCGCACTCGCGGTGGTCGCCGGTCGCTGCTGTCCAGTGAGCGCCTAGATGCCGAGCTGGGTATGGTGGCAGACCTTAACAGCCCCGGCATGAGGTTGCAGTAATGGCTACGCTACCAGAATTTAAGCAGCGCAAGTTAGCGCGCCGTAGCACTTCTGATATTGGCCGCTTGGCAGAGCAATACAAAAGCAGTATTGCTGGTATTACTGGAGAATACGAAAAATCTTTTAAAACCTACCAAGCTGGTGTGGCCGAAAAGATGCGGCCATACGAAGCTCAAGTTGCACAATACAAAGATGTTGCGGTTCCAACGTATGAATCACAGCAAGCTGCCTACAAAAGCAATCTAGACAAGTACAACAAAGTTGTTGAAAGCATTAAGGCTGATCCAATTACTGTAACTACCGGATACAGAGAACAAAAGAAAACCAACTATCAGGGTTGGTTGTTTGGCCAGACTGAACAAGTGCCATACGAGATCTATACGCCAAAAGCAATTCCTAAATTTGAAGAAGTTGCGCCAAAAGCACCAGACATCCCTGTGGCACCGGACGTCGGCAGCTTTGACCAGACAGCGTTTGATGAAAAACGCAAAGAGGTAGAGGGTAGTTTTAAACGTGAGATTGGTGAGCGCAGGGCAGCCAAGATCGGTGCCGTGTCTCGCAAGATAACCAGACCATTACTTAGTAAGGAGCAAGCATGATGGACATGAAAAGCAAAATGCAGGAAAAGGTAGCCAAGACAATGCGAGGCTATAAAGAGAAGGCCGTAGAAAAAAGTGCGGCATCCAAGCCTATGCCGATGCGCGGCCAGCGCACAGCAACAAACGCCATGTCGAAGGCTAAAAAGAAATGAAAAAAGTCTGGGACAAGCCCCGGCCAAAGGATCTTGGCAAGCCAAAAGAGATGTCTTCCGCTGAGAAGCGAATGGCCATGCGCCGCGCTGCCAAGGCAGGCCGTCCTTATCCCAACCTCATTGACAACATGGCTGCGGCGCGAGAAAAGAAGTGAGCAAGTACAAGGATCCAGAGGGTGGCCTGACCGAAGCCGGTCGGCGTAAGTTTGAGAGCTCTGGTGAAAGCGGAAACTTGAAGCCAGGGGTCAAGGAAAAGAACCCCACTGGTCAGGCGCTGCGCCGCAAGGGATCTTTTTTGACACGGTTCTACACCAACCCGAGTGGGCCTATGGTGGGAGACAACGGCAAGCCGACCCGATTGGCACTGGCGGCAAATGCATGGGGTGAGCCCGTGCCGCGCACGGCAGCATCCGCAGCAAGGCTGGCTGCAAAGGGTCGCAACTTGCTTGAGAAATACGAATTGCAAAAGGATTGATATGGACTACGACAAAAGTGCACTAGGCGGTATGCGCCTGACACCCGACCAGATTTTGAAACGACAGGCTGCAGCTCAGTCGAAGAAGGATGAGTTTCAACAGTTGTATCAAGACGCATACGAGTTTGCCTTGCCCCAGCGCCAGCTCTATGGCGTGTGGGAAGGCGGCGCTACTGGCAGCAAAAAGATGCAGCGCGTGTTTGACTCGACAGCCATAAACTCTACCCAGCGCTTTGCCAATCGGTTGCAGTCTGTAGTGTTTCCACCCCAGCGCAAGTGGGCCAAGCTAGAGGCTGGGTCAGACATTCCACCAGAGCGCAGGCAGCAGGCGCAGGCCGTGCTTGAGGTTTACCAAGACAAGATGTTTACCATGCTAAACCAGTCTAACTTTGACATTGCCATGGGCGAGTTCTTGTTGGATCTGGCTGTGGGCACCGCCTGCATGATGGTCCAGCCCGGTGATGATGTCCAACCCCTTAACTTTATCCCTGTCCCACTGTTCTTAGTGAGCTACGAGGAGGGAGCCAACGGCCAAGTGGATAATGTGTATCGCCGCATGCGGATGAAGGGCGAATCTATCCAGCGTCAGTGGCCAGATGCCAAAATCCAAGATGACTTGGCCCGGCGTATTGAGCAAAAGCCAACCGATGACATCGAGCTGCTTGAGGCCACCATCTATGACTACAAGCGTGGCGACTATTGCTACCATGTGATTGACAAATCTTCCAAGGAGGAGTTGGTCTATCGCCGCCGCAAGATGAGCCCGTGGGTTATCAGCCGCTACATGAAGGTGGCTGGAGAGATCTACGGACGTGGCCCACTGATGACCGCCCTGCCTGACATTAAGACGCTAAACAAGGTCAAGGAGCTGCTACTTAAGAACGCATCATTGGCTGTGGCTGGTGTCTATACAGCGGCAGATGATGGTGTACTTAATCCCAACACAGTAAAGATTGTTCCGGGTGCCATTATCCCTGTGGCTCGCAATGGTGGATCACAAGGACCAGCCCTGCTTGCCCTGCCTCGCTCTGGCGACTTCAACATCAGCCAGTTGGTGATCAACGACTTATCGGCAAGCATCAAACGCATTCTGCTGGATGAGTCTTTGCCGCCCGACAATATGAGCGCTAGGTCAGCCACTGAGATCGTTGAGCGCATGAAAGAGCTGGCGCAGAACTTAGGATCTGCCTTTGGTCGTTTGATCAATGAGACCATGATTCCAGTCACCGCCAAGATCCTTGAGGTTATGGATGAGCGCGGCCTGATCGACATGCCCTTGCGCGTCAATGGGCTAGAGGTCAAGGTCACGCCTGTCGCTCCGCTGGCCATGGCTCAGAACATGGAAGAGGTCAATTCCATCATGCAGTACATGCAGATCTCCCAAGGCCTCGGCACCGATGGCCAGCTGGTTATCAAGACCGATGTGCTGGTGGACTACTTGGCCGACAAGCTGGGTGTGCCTGCCTCTGTTCGCAATACAGCAGCCGAGCGTGCAGTGCTCATGGAAGAGATGCGTAACCAACAACAGCAGCAAGCCATTGGCCAAGCCATGATGATGCAAGCCCAAGCACAAGGTGGTGCGCCGGCTGGCATGCCAGCCCCACAAGGTATGCCAGTATGAGCTGGGAAGAGCTAGATGCCATTGGCCAGCCAAGCGATATCCGAGAGGTTGACCAAAAGCGCGAGGATCTGGTCAAGTTGACTCTGCGGGTGTTTGGGTCAGAGGATGGCCAAAAGCTACTTGAGTGGCTCAAAGATATATATGTGAATGTGCCCATCGCCGTACCGGGCACAGATTCCTCGTATGCCTACTTTGCTGAAGGGCAGAGATCGGTGGTGAGGGACATTGAGGTACGGATTAACTCAGCAAGGAAACTATGAACGACACAGCAACCGTCGAGCCCGGTGCAACCGGCCTACTTGACAATGTGCAAGTAAATGACGAAACCCAACCAGAAAACCCGCAAAACACCGAAATCAGCCACAAGGCTGCGGACCCCAGCGCCCCCGAGCCCGAGGATCCTTTAGAGCGGCCAGACTTTTGGCCCGAGAACTTCTGGAAGAAGGACTCCAACGAGCCCGACTTAGAAGGCATTGCCAAGAGCTGGTCAGATCTGCGTAAGCAAATCAGCCAAGGCAAACACAAAGCGCCTACGGATGGCAAATACGACCTTCAAGCATTTGGCGAAGAGGCAGACACCAACCCCATGGCCACGACCCTATCTGGTTGGGCCAAGGAGAACGGCCTGTCCCAAGCCGCCTTTGATGACCTTGTTGGCAACTTACAGACTCAAGCGCGTGAGCTGATGCAAGGTGACATGGTTGACCCGGCAGCCGAGATGAAGCAACTTGGACCCAAGGGTGGAGCCATTGTCAACGGCATGGTAGATTGGGCTCGTGGCCTAGTCAACAAGGGAGTCTGGTCAAAGGATGACTTTGATGAGTTCAAGATTATGGGCGGCACAGCTCGCGGCATCACGGCGCTGATGAAGGTGCGTGAGGCCTACGAAGGCCGGGTGCCAATTGAGTCTGCCCAGCTTGAGGGTGCCCCCAGCCAAGAGGAGCTGTACGCCATGGTCGGGGATCCCAAATATAAAACAGATGCTGCGTATCGGCAAAAAGTTGAACGGATGTTCGGCCAATACGCTAAATAGATCGGGACTCTTCACCCCGTTTGCCGAAAGGCAGTTGCCTTGACCCAGCCCCGGCTGGGTCTTTTTTGTACAACAATCAATAGACCCTGTTGCATTGTTGTAAAAAAGTAATACAATCTCGTTAAGGCCCACCGGGAAACCGACCCTTAACCGCAGCGGATGCTGACGAATGGCTGGCGTAACCAGCAAGCACAGACCCGGATTACCGGCCCACCAGCGCGACAAACCCTGATCAACAACCGAATGAGGTATCAAAATGAGCGTTTCCCTATCAAACGCCTTTGTGACGCTATTCGACGCAGAGGTAAAGCAAGCGTACCAAGGCAAAGCAATGCTGGTAGCTGCTGTTCGTCAGCGTCGTGGTGTCGAAGGCTCCACTGTCAAGTTCCCTAAAGTCGGTCGCGGCGTAGCATCTGCTCGCGTCACACAGTCCGATGTCACCCCAATGAATGTTGGGTTCTCCACTGTCACTTGCACATTGTCTGACTTCAATGCAGCCGAATACAGCGATGTGTTCAGCCAGCAAAAAGTTAACTTTGATGAGCGCTCTGAGCTCGTGCAAGTTGTCGGTAACGCAATCGGCCGCCGTCAAGATCAGTTGATCCTGGATGCGCTTGTTGCTGCATCAAGCACTGGCACAGTGGCAAATTCAATTGGTGGTGCAAACACCAACATGAACATTTCCAAGCTGCGCGAAGCTGCCAAGATCTTGAACACAAAGAACGTGCCAAGCGATGGTCGTCACATCATCATCCACGCCAATTCATTGGCATCGATGCTTGAGCAGACTTCCGTTACAAGCTCGGACTTCAACAGTGTTAAAGCTCTGGTTCAAGGTGAGATCAACCAATTCATGGGCTTCACATTCCATGTGCTTGGTGACCGCACTGAAGGTGGCTTGCCCATCGATGCTTCCAGTGACCGCACTCTGTTCGCATTCCACAAGGATGCGATTGGCTATGCAGAAGGTATCGCTCCAAAGACCGAGATCAACTACATCCCAGAGAAGACCAGCTATCTTGTCAATGCCCT